TCTCGGGCTCCGAGACCGGTGCGTGCGCGGCAACCGGTCCCAGTCCCAGCTCCTTCAGGAGCGCCTCCGTGAATGCGTCCCGCGCCTCGTCCGCAGACGGGCCGTTCTCGCGGTCCATCGCGGGGTCGGTCGCAGCGACCTTGATGATTGCGGCAGTGATGAGTGCAGCGAGGGAAGACATTGTGACTGTGTGTGAGTGTGTGTGGCAGGGGCACATATCCTCTTTCCTCGGCGACAACCGATCCGTTTTTGTCACCCAAAAACGGATGCGAGAGACCGTGGGAGAAGGACCCTACACAAAATGGTTGACACAATGCGCACCTACGGCCTTGCCGCTCACTCCCTCGACGAGCTGAAGACTGCGTGGACAGACCGCGTGAAGGTCCTTGCCCGCGAGCGCTATGAATCCTATGGAGACCTCCTCTACGCGCACTTGCTGGAGGTGGTCGTTCCAAACAAGGAGGTCTACTTCAATCGGCTCCTGACGATCATGTCGACGGCGATGACTGCGAAGGAGCTGGAGGTCTCCCTCTGGACCTACACGGCAGCCTACTCCAAGGTCCCAGGAGAGCCCGTCTACGAGACGCGGATTGGCACGTCCTCTATGGGCGTCGTCGCTCTCCCTCCACTGCCCGTCTACAAGATCCTTCAGCACACAGACGTCCTCCCGCATCTCGCGTCAAGCTTCGGAGCAGACTTCCACATCTACGACCGTCATGTGGAGATTCTCAGTGAGACGGATGAGCGTTGCCAGACCAGGCGAGAGCTGGTCCTCGCCTTCTATCCTCGCGGTCTTCCTCCCTACCTCCTGGGCAAGGTTGTCGACGCGTACAACCGCCACTTCAATCGCGCACCCTACTCTCCCTCGTGGGCAGAGGTCGTGGTGCTCAACGACCCTCTGGCAACGCCAGCGCAGACTCCCGTGAACTCTCCGCCACGGCTTCCTCGCAAGTGTTACTGTGGAGACCTGGACGAGGACTCGGACGTCTAGGTGACAAAAACGGATGCGTTCACTCCGAAGAAGGAGAGACAGTACCCCCAACTCTCACAGTCTCTTTCAAGCACACACTCAGCCTTGACAATGGACACCACTCTCGCTCACTGCAACATGCCGTGGGGCGATATGCTGTACGAGGAGCAGCAGAACAGGAAGACGGCGCTTCTTCGGATGCCCGAGCCCGAGTGGCTCGCGTGCGTCAACGCCTACTTCACCACCCTCAAGGGCAACGGTGTCGCCCTCATCTCCGCCCTCGCCTGGGCGAACGAGATGAGCGGCCGCCGCGCGGAGTTCCAGTCGCCCAAGCCGGCGAGCCTGGGACAGCCGATGCCCGACGAGGAGCGCAACTGGCGCGTCTGGAAGGATATGGTGGAGGAGCCCGAGAAGTACGGCTCTGACATCGGTGAGTGGACCGCCCTCGACGAGGAGGTCCGCCGTGGCCCCAAGCGGTGGCGCGTCGCCGCCCACTGGTACGGCAAGGTCCGCGAGTTCGAGGAGTCCGAGTATTCCCCCGCTGCGACCGTCATCCAGGCCGTCTGGCGCGGACACGTCGCCCGCTCGCTGCTCGCGCACCGCTTTACCTGCGCCCGCTGCCTCGCCCACGGCGTCTGCATCCACCCGTGGACGGAGCCCGACAGCTACATCTGCTCCTCGTGCAACGACGAGTGGATCACGGTGCTCAAGGTCCTCGGGCACGAGCTCGAGCAGGAGGACGACGAGTATCAGGAGTGGCTGGACGACTATGAGGCGCGCGTGGCGGAGGACCGGGTCCAGGGCCTGGAGGAGGAGGTCTGCGCCGATTGCGGCGAGGACATCCTGATGTATGCGGCGAAGGTCGGAGGGGAGTGGTTCTGCGCCGAGTGCATCCACGACTGGGAGGCCTGCGACCGCTGCACGCGCCCAATCCCCCTCGGAACCCGCTGCGACAACCACTGCCGGGAATGCGGAGACGACTTGACAGGACTGGGACCAACAAACGGCTTCTGCTCGACGGACTGCCACTATGACAACTGGAAGACGACCTAAACACAAAATCATAAAGAGCGGGGTGGAATGAGAGCGTCCCTCAGGGGTGGGAGACGTTTTCTCATGCCCGCTTGGTCTTGGCGTAGGACGCGTTGAGGCCGGTGACCTCAAAGAGAAGGTGGAAGGCCGCGCCCGCCACGAAGAGGGTCACCCATTTTCCGTACGACCCCAGAACCTTCTCGGCAACCCAATAGATGGGGAGGAGAACCAGACCGACAAGGATAGCTTCAAGCAGAACGTTCATGAAAAACGGATTGTGCTCTCGCGAGAAACAAAACAGACTCACAATGAGGACGATTCAGACAGCCCTCGCAGAGACACTCGCACACTTCCCCTCCTCCCTCCATGCCCAGATTCTTCCTGACCCCGATCTCGAGACGCGGTGGCGCATTGAGATCGACGATCCAGAGGTTCCAAACTCGTTGCTTGAAGTCGAGGTTCTTGAGTTGGAGGGAGATGCTGTCGGGTGTGTCCTCTATCGCAGACACATCCCCGTTTGGATGATGAATCGCTTCATGAACCTCCTCATGCAGCGACTGGATAGCGCCCCGCATCCTCCCGGCGGAGAGCCTACAACTTAGCGACCTTGTCTGCGACGACCTTGACGAGGACGACCTTCTCTCCGACCTTTATAGAACATCCATGGACTTCCGGTGTACGACACGCCGTACAGAAGACACCACCACATCCACACTTGAACTCTAGGTGGCTTTTCTTCTTACAGTGTCCGCACTTCATTTGGTGCTGTCGTCTTTGTTTGGACCACAAGGTCGGTTTTTAGACAGGGACACGGCGTGGGAGCACAGGGCGCAACACAGACATCAAGCTTGGTCGAGGCCGGGCAGGCGAGATGACGAAGACTGGATTCACGATAGATACAGCCTGACTCGCAGAGACTCTTGATGGAGGGACCGAGAGAACAGACCTTGCGAAGCATTGCTGTTTCCGGACGCTGAAGTGAAAATCTGTTCTGAAGACAATGCGGTATACCACGGTCGTCGACCCTGGAGTCGACTACGACCCTCGTCAGTTTGCGAACGAGATTGCGGTCTATCTGGCAGACCCGGATGGATGGCTCTCTCGCGGTGTGACGTTCACGCCGGTTCGTGAGTCCTCCATGGCAGATGTCGTGATCCATCTTGCTCCTGTCTCGAAGATGAAGTCGATTGGATGCGACTCGCATTTGTCCTGCGCCGAATTCAATGGACGTCAGATCCATCTGAATGCGATGCGGTGGGGGGACGGAGCCCGGGAGAGCAAGCTCTCCCTCAAGGCGTATCGGCAGTACATGGTCACGCACGAGATGGGTCACATTCTCGGGTATGACCACACACGGTGTCCAGGGAAGGGAGTCCCGGCTCCGGTGATGATTCAGCAGACCATGGGAATTGGTGCGTGCAAACCGAACACTCGCGTCACGAAGTATGATAGTAAATGATGTACATCGTCTTCCCACGAGGCGACCTCGGATGGGATGACATTCGACTCTACACGACCTTTTCCGCTGTCGAACGTCTCCTCCATGTCGGAACGTATGCGATTGGGTATGAGGGTGCGGATGAGCTTGTTCCTGTCTGGCTGTTTCAACTGGAGTCTGGGCGTATCCGGCGCTACCCGGTTAATCGGTGACCTTCAGGATGAGAACCCCGCCGGCAATCATCGCAATCGCAAGGAAGTCGTGGAGGTGGAGCATTTCCTTAAAGAGCAACGTTCCGACCACAGTCGTCGCCACGACCGAGAGTCCTGACCAGAGCGCATTCGTCATCGCCATTCCAGTCGACGAGAAGGTGGACCGAAGGAGATAGCCCACCGCTGCATAGAAGAGAACCCCAACCGCAAACCACGCAGTGCTGTCGGTGCTTCGCTTGAAGCACGACATCGCCATCGTCTCCAGCATCACAATCAACAGGACATACCAATACACGCGCGGGATGTTCATTGTTCTTCACATGGACTTTAGTTGGAGTACGCGAGCCCGCCCATGCCGCTCATGATGCGGAGGATGTTGTAGTTGACGGCGTAGAGGCGGAAGTTGTAGGGGTACGACTTGGTCGGGTAGTTGCCGATATCCGTCGACGTGCGGATGCTGTCAATCACGAGGGTCGCGTTGTCAATGCGAGAGAAGTTGCAGGTGCCGGACGGCTGGTGCTCCTCGGGGGCGATCGCGAAGGAGTACACGTTGATCGGGTTCGGGGCGGGCGCCGCAATGACGGGGGTCGCAGTCAGAGAGGCCGGCGCAAGCGCACGGGCGTACCCACCGCCGGTGTGGTGCTGGTAGGGCTGGACCTTCCAGAAATAATCGCCGTAGCGCTCCTCGAAGCGGTCCTGTCCGTTGATCTGGATGCGAGAGCGGTTGACGATGTCGTCGTAGCTGAACGGCTGCGTGTACGCCGCAGGGGTGTAGTTGGGGCTCCCAGAGGACGCGGGGATCGAGCAATCCGTCTTGCGGGCATCCTGGAAGACCCAGATGAGCTCCTTGATGGGGTGGTTGAGGGTGAGGTCGATACGCTCGGAGGCCGAGGTGATCTGCTGCTGGCCCTCAAACTGGAGCTGCTCGATGAGGTACTCGTGCGACTCCTGGGCAAAGCGACGGCGCTCCTCCACGTCGAGGTAGACGTAGTCGATGTAGAGCGCCATATCCTTCGGCGCAGGGAGGGCACCCGCTGCAGCCGCGAGGGACGCCCCCGTTGCCGCTGCACCCTGGACCAGGTTCACGGCGTCGTTGAGGGTGATGTTGAAGCGAACCTCGTGGTACTGGAGGGCGATCAGCGGGAGCGCCAGGCCCGGGTTGCGGTTGAACCAGAACTGGAAGGGGACATAGATGACGTCCGGGCGACCACGGCAGAGCGGGGAGGTCGTGTCGGCACTCTCGTAGGCGCCACCGACGAGGTTGTCGAGCTTCATCGCCGTATCGAAGTCCGCCGTCAGGGTCTCCCAGAGGTAGAGCCACTCGCCGTACTGGCGGTCGATGATCTGGCCACCGATCTCCACCTCGACCTGCTGGACCATGAGGTAGCCCAGGCGACGCTTGGCGCCACCGGTCCATTTCTCAAGGTTCGAGACACCATCCGTCACGGGAAGCGTGATTTCGAGATAGGTCTTCCAGATGAGGTCGGCGTTGCGATTGACAACAGCCACGACACGCTGCCCCCAGGCGGGCGCGCCGGTGAAGTTCACGCGGAAGGCCTCCATGGCGAAGTTGGTGTGACGCTTGTAGAGGATCTTCCAGAACGTGATATGCGGATTGCCACTCAGATAGGCATCCTGTGCGCCGTATGCAACAAGCTGAAGGAGACCACCGCCCATTTGTTTATACCTTCTGAAGGAAAACTTCTACTTGAGAAGACTGCGCGCACAGACAATGTAAAAGAAGAGGGCGTTGAGGATGGCGATGAGAATGCTGGGGAGAACGGCGAGCGCCATCGTCGGGCCCACCTTGGGGATCATAAGGTAGCGAATGAGGATCGCGGTGGAAATTCCAGTGATGATGAAGAAGACGACGTAAAAGTACTGGCAGGCGGTCTCACTCGAGATTCCCTTGGTCCAGTCGACTTCCTTGTTCTTGCTCTCCTTGGTGTCAGACATTTGTCTACCAAGAGAGATAAGAATGTCCAAGTCCTTTGCTGAACTGCTCCTAGATTTGCGGGCGCACCCAAGAGATGTGGGGGTGATGGAAAACGTTATGGATGACCTCCTTACAGGAGACCGAGGCCTTCCCGATGAGACTCTCTACGACCTAGAGGAGTTCCTCCGACAGGTAAGAGAGGGTGTGCGCGACAAACCCAGGGCCATCTCGGCAATCTACGACTACCTGGTTGGCCGCCTCGGGCGCCTCGGGCGGGCGGCTCCGGAGGGTGCCCCCCTTCGTCGGTCTGGCGGGCGTCGCAAGTCCCAGACGAAACGATTCGGCTCCTGCGTCAAGGCGGTTCGCAAGACCGTCAAGGCGCGCAAGGGGTCCACTGCAGAAGGAGCCGCCATCGCCATCTGTACCACCACCCTTCTCCACCCTCGCGGTCGCACGCTCAAGCGCTATCGGAAGGGACGTCTCCTGACCCAACGGCGGCGGTAAGAGCCACCCGACAGGCCATCTGCTCGGCCTTCTTTCGCGTCGAACCCGTTCCGTAGGCGATGTGGGTCCCAGAGGCATCACACACCGCCACGCGGATTTCGCCCTGCTTCGGGTCATTCGACAGCATGACATAGGTAGGTGTGCAGCCCATGACCTTCTGGCAATGCTTCTGGAAGAGGTCCTTGTAGTTCGTGGCCGACGTCACAACTTCCTCAATCTCGAGATGGGCTTCAAGCACAGCGAGCACGAAGGCATAGACAATGTGGAACCGATGCCCGCAATCCGTCCAGAGTGCCCCGAGGAAGGCTTCGAAGATATCGCCGAGCTTCTTCGTATTGTTCCGTCCATCAATCGCGGTCGACTCTTCGTTGTGTCGACTGATGACGTAGAACTTGTTCAGTCCAATCTCCTTCGAGAGCACACCAATTCGCTCGTTGTTGACGAGCTCCTTGCGGGCATCCGTCAGGAACCCCTGTTTCCGCTCCGGATACTTCCGGCGTAGATACGTGGCGACACAGACACCCAGAACGGAGTCTCCTTCGAACTCCAGGCACTCATACGACTCGTCTTGGAGGGGCATGACACCAGGAGGACACGGCGCGAGGTGCGCAGGGCGTCCATCGGGCGTGGTGTACTCTGTGCGGCGCACATAGGTCGTGTGGACCATCGCCGTCTGGAACAGCGAGGGTCGTTGCACGCGATAATGCGGCAGTCCGTACGTGTGGAGGACGCGGTGAATGTCCTTCTCCGTGAACCGGCGGTTGTTGGGATTGTACGGGCAATAGGTGTCCATTGTCTGTCTCCTCGCTCGCCGCGCGTAGGTCGGTTTTCACGTAAAAAATTGTGTGTCAGTATACCATACTCTCGAATTGATGGTGAAGCCCATGATGCTGCTGGCGAGTCGTGCTGTCGAGGTGAATCGCTCGGTGGTTGTCCACCTGACGCGTCTTCAATACGGATTTTTGCCTGAGCGGAGTCTCGCTCAGACACAGGAGATCTTAGACCAACTCCAAGATCTTGTGAGACAAATGAACCAGTCTCTTCACTCTCCTTCCAAGTTTCCTCCTCCTGCCGTTCCTCTTAAGTAGTCGCCTCGTCCTCGCTGAAGGGCTTCAGATCAAACGAGTAGTCCGTCGTCTCGAGCTTCCGCTCATGCCGGCGGATGATCTCCCGCATGACATCCTCGCCGTGCTCGGGCAGGATGTCTCGCAGGTACTCCTCCAACTGCTTCTTGGACAGTGTCCACCCCTTCTTCCACTCGCCAGGCTTCTTCACGAAGAAGACGAACTTGGACTGGTTGAGGGCGATTTTCTGCGGAAGGTCCTCGGACTTCCGTTCATTGTAGACCGCTGCAAGGTCCAGCTCCACCGACTGACGCTCTTCGCGCAGCTCGCGGGCCTTTCCGTTGAGGTCATTGAGACGCTTGGTGATATCGACGTAGCGACGCAGGGGGGAAGCCAGAGACTCCATTGAAAGGTTCTGGCTCAAACGGAAAGTATCCGTTTTTGAATAAGGAGATGTCGTGGCTCGACGAGGACCAAATCAAACGCCTGAAAGAGGTGTATACCAAGGAGCACCCTCGCGAGAAGCCGATCGGAGGGACGTCCTCCGAGGAGATCTGGAGTGAGCTTCAGCGTCGCATGTGGGAGCACTGCAAGACCGGGCAAGCCGAGTGTATCATGACCTCGCTGATGCGTCGCCCCAAGGCTCCCAAGGAATGGAGTCTCAATCGCTATGAATGGCTCAGCTCAGATGACATCGACGCCGCGGAGACCAAGCTCTTCGTCGAGATGGTGCCAGACTACTTCTACGTGGGGACAGTTCCGATGGACTTTGACCTTCAGTCTGAAACCAGCAAGTGCCTCGTGTCGACCCTCTGTGCCATGAAGCTCCCCGAACTCTTCGCGAAGGGCAAGCATCGCATCGGCATCGTCATCAATACGGACCCCCACGATGGACCGGGACAGCACTGGGTCGCCGTCTTCTGCGACATCCGCCCTGAGCTCGAGTTTCCTCGCATGACCTATTTCGATTCGTATGCCCAGAAGCCCGAGCCTGAGATCCGAACCCTGATGAAGCGCTGGAAGTCGCAGTGGGACGCGACCAAGACCCATACGCAGGGAATGAAGCTCACGTACAACAAGACGCGGCACCAGTACAAGGATTCGGAATGCGGGATGTACTGTCTCTATTTCCATTTGGCGTGTCTGCTTGAGATTCCGATGGACTCGAAACTCCCGGATGACGTCGTCAATGCCTTTCGGAACTTCCTGTTTCGCATGCCAAAGGAATCTCCCGCGAAGGAACAATGAAGGCGCTTCTGACTGCGCTGTTGGCGGCGCTTGCGGTCTACCTCCTCTATGATACGTGGACGCAGAAACATCCCGTGTCCCTGCGAACGGGTCGTCTGTGCGACTTTACAGTTGCGGGAGCGGTCTTCGAAGATCCCCAGAGTGTCATTCGGCGTGGCCTTCGACTCCTCGAGGTGCACATCTATTCCGATGAGCGCGACCAGCCGGTGGTCGCAACGAGCCCCCAGATGGCCGGAAGCAACATCGCCCAGGACAACATCTCCTTCGAGTCCGTCTGCGTGACGATTGCGAACGATGCCTTCCCGTCCAAGGACCCGTTCATCCTGTCGATGGTGCTCCACACGGAACGCACGGTGACCATCAACAAGGTCGCCGAGCACCTCACGACCATCCCGCGGAAGTTCCTCCTCCCCGATACGGAGATTCAGTCGGCGGAGGTCTCACAGCTCGCGAACAAGCTTCTGCTTGTCTCGGGAGGAGCGATCAATGGAACTGCGTTGGAGCCGCTGCTCAATCTCAATTGGTCCGATGCCGGTGTGCGTCGACTCACCTACCAGCAGGCCATCACGCCTCGCGACCCCTCTGAGCTCAAGCGCTTCACACGCGATGGGATTGCAATCGTAGCACCGGAGCCTGAATTCAAGACGATCGTTGGAAATCCTCGCGCCCCCCTTGCGTTCGGATGCCAGTGGAATCTCTTCCTCGACGGACCCCCTGGACTTGTCGCAAAAGAAAGTCGCGCGTCCTAAACAAAATGGATCCTGCGTCTACTGCTGTTGCTGCTGAAGCTGTGAAGGGTGCGGGCGCCGTTGCGGCGATGGCCGGGGGCAAGCGCTCCAAGTGGCTCGCCCACGTCAAGAAGACCATGAAGGCCCACAAGGGCAAGTCCCTCAAGGCCGTCCTCAAGATGGCCAAGAAGACCTACAAGGGTGGTGCCTCTGCGCTCTCCCCCGCCCAGGCCGGCGGCCGTCGCAAGACTCGCCGTGGCACTCGCCGCCATTAAAAGACACGCCTCTCCTAGAGGATAATGGACTCCCAACCTCTGACGCGTAAAGAGTCAAAGAAGTCCGCCAAGGACAAGAAGCAGTCCATCTATTCAACCAAACACATTCGCACTTTGGAGGCGTTGAAGGAGAAGCGCTCAAAGTAACCTCGCGTGCGAGACACGATACGTCCTCTGACGGTCTCTGTCTTTCGTCCGACCCCCACCCGCCAGCTTGCGGCAGGTTTTCCCATGGTAGGTTTTCTTCGCACACCCACTCTTGTAGTAGGCCACGTGATGGGCATATCCCTTGTAGGTTCCAATCGACACCCCGACCTCTGCCGAGAGCGCCTTCAGGAGACCATACATCCAGCGTTGATAGTCCTTCCGGCTTCCGAGCGAGGGCTCGCGGTCAGTGATGTACCTGTCATAGACCTTCCGGAGTGTCTCAAACGGATACACCTTGGCCAGCGCGTGAAGAAACGTCCGCTGGGTTGCCATCTGCTCGGGTTCAGGTGCGTCGGGGTAGTTGGTCGCAATCGCGAAGAGGAAGTCCCGGCCAGGAACCGCAGTGGGCTTGAGGGCTTTGTACCTTGCCTTGACCTCAGCGAAGGTCGGATCGGGACCCGGGTCGACGACCGTGGGATCCTCCTTGGCCTGGGCTCGGAGCTTGGCGTTGACGCGATTGTGGAGGTCGTAGAGCCACTTGCCCGGATCCCCGCGGAGGGGATGCTCCTTGACGAACTGCGTTGTGGACTCGCGACAGAACCGACACGGGAGAATGTCCTTCATGCTGTTCAGCACGTCGTCGGGGTGGTCGGAGGTAAAGGAAATGAGATGAAAGAGCTGCCATGCACTCGGCCCCCAGAAGCGAGTGTCCATTGTTCTAGGGCAGAATAATCTCGTGGAAGAAACAAAATGCTCGACACTAAGGATCTGATCATCATTACAGCTGCGATCTACCTGGGCTCGGTTGTGGCCAAGTTCTTTACCGCGCTGTCCGACGGCGTGATTGCCCCCATCCTCGCCCCCGCTGCGGCGGCCGGCAAGGGCGTTGCCGCCTACACCGTCACCATCGGCGGTGCCACCCTCAAGATCGGCGAGCTTGTCTCCTCCCTCGTCCAGCTCATCATCTCCTTCATCATCGTCGTCTTCACGATCGGCATCCTCCGCACCTACTTCCTCTCCAAGATCGGCGCCTCTCGTGTCCCTGCGTAAAAAAGTAGAGGTCTTGATACAAATGGCTCGCAAGACCTCTCGTCGTGGAGGTGCCTGGTATGACCCCCGGACCTGGCTCACCAAGTCCCCTGAGCAGAAGGCGAAGGAGTGCGCCGATGCAACCAAAAAGAAGGATGAGGTCTGTGCCGGTGAGGCGTCCGCTGCGGATGTCCCCAAGGAGACTCCTGTCACCGATACCTCAGCACCTGCTCCTGCCTCCAGCTCTGTTGGTGCGCGCCGCCGCCGTCGCGTCACCCGTCGCAAGACCTACAAGGGAGGGAAGCACCGCCGCTCCCATTAAAGCTGACCGAAGCGGAAGCTCGCCCATCCGCCCGCAGGCAGCTTCCCATACAGGGCCTCCACACGCTTCCGGAGCTCCTGAACTCCCACATTGACCTCGTTCTGCCGCTTCCAGTCCTTGAACGTTGTCGCAATCTCGGTCCATGAGACCTTCTCGTATTCCTCCGCGGGATCCGTGACGGTGTCGTCATTCGTGTGGAAGAACTCTCCCATGAACCTCGCAATCGCATCAGACTCCTCCTTGTAGTCGTTCGTGTAGGCCTCGACCTCCTTCGGCGGAGTCAACCGCGTAAGACCCTTGCCCTCCCGATGCAGGTGAATCAGGTAGGCCATGAAGCACTCCGCCCACTCCTGCGAGAGAACCTTGTGCATGATGCTCTCATCCATCGGGAGCTCATTCGCAGCCTTGGGCTCAGCGACGAACTTCGACGTGAACTCAATGACCTTGAGACGGCGCCAGGTACCTCCATCATTCGAGTTGACCTTGGGCTTGTCATTACACGCCAGGTGGCACTTGGCCTGAACGTCGAACTCCACCATCTCCTTCGACCCCTTGAAGAGGTCGCGACCGGTGACCTTCTCCGAGCTCGTGAGCTCCTTCATGAAGCCCGTCGACAGCGGCTCTCCCTCATCGGGCTCGGACATGAAGACGAACCGCTTGCCCTTCATCCGAATCAGCTCCGGATTGGCAGCCCCGGCAGCCCCGCGCTTCTGGGTGAACATCGCGATATTCGCCTTGTAGCAGTAGTCCCCGAAGGCCGTCGCGCACAAGTTCATCAGCATCGACTTTCCGTTCGACCCAGACCCCGTGAGGATGTGGAAGCGCTGGGTGAAGACACCCGAGAGGCAGGTCGCGAGGTGGTTGAGGAAGTAGACACGAGTCGCCTTGTGAGGGAGGATGCTCTTCAGGAACTTCTCCAGCTCCGGCCAGCAGGGGAACTGACTGTACTGGGTATCGAGGCGGTACTCGACATTGGTGCAGAAGCTGATGCAATCCTCGGGCTGACCCGGACGGAAGGACTGCGTCAGGGTATCGTAGACGCCATTCGTGAAGGCGATGAGGTGCTTGTTGTCATCGAGCTTCTTCGCGAACTCCTTGTCGTAGAAGAGGATGCGGCACTCCTTCATCACGCTCTCCTTGAAGCCCGTCCGGCGCAGCTTCAGGCGAGCTGCAGAGTACATCTTCTTCTTGGCCTCCGCCTTGCAGGTGTCACAGGTCAGGTCCGGCTCCTTGGAGTGCGCGCACTGCCCGAGCGTCATGATCGCCGCGAGCATCGCAGCCTCCTTGTCCGCGAAGAGGTTTGAAATCGACGAGGGAAGACGCTTCTGGAGCTCGACACCGTGGTCAGTCTGCTTCCAGATGTGCGTGTCGTACTGATACCACTCGTTGTTCCGGAAGTCGCCGCACCGGAACTCATCCTGGTACTTGGCCTTGATGACCTGCGCGAAGTCATACTCCGTCACCGTCTCGGCTGCGATGTCGACCAGGCGATCGACGTTACTCGCCTCAATCACCTTGAAGCCCTCCGGGTCATCCTCCAGCGACCACTTGCGGAGGCTTCCAATGCCCAGGCGCTCACCCTCCACGCGCATCGTGAAGCCATCCCAGGTCGTCCTCGCCTTCGCTGCACGGCCTGGCTTGGTCGTCTGCTCAATCCAATCGAGGAAGACGTCCTCCAGTTCATGGTGAATGTTCTTGAGGCATTGCCCGAGCGCCACCCAGGCATCATGCGCTCCATCGCGACGCTCCTCGCTGAGGTTCTTGACGTGCTTGTCGATGTAGTCCTTGTAGGCTTCCGTCAGAGGCGGGACATAGCCACCTCCGCGTCCCGGAGAGGACCCACGCGAGTCCGTTCCTCCACGCTCCATCTGCCGACCGCGAGAGACCGACCGGTTGACCGGAGCCTCCGCCGGTGGACGGCAGTGCTCCTTCGCATAGTCCGTGAGCGGAGTCTCCTCATCCTTCCGAGACCGGACGGAGAGCTTCTTGACGAGCTCTGGCGTGATGACCTCGGGAACCTTCTCATCCACGCTGAGCTCACCCGTCTCGGGATCCCAGTCCAGCATGTAGCGGATCTTGTACGGGAGCGCACCATCGGTGTTCTTCTTCGACCCGAGCAGGGGCCAGTTGTTCGTGTGGCTCAGGGGAGACTTGTCATAGACATCGTCCCAGGACTTCGTGCAGCCCAGGTCCGGGAAGAAGAGGTCCATGTCCTTCAGGAGCGAGCGACGGATGCTCTGCTCGACGTCCGCGCGAGTCTTGACCGCGGGGATTTGGATGTGGATTCCCGAGCTGGAGATGTCATCGGCCTTGCTGTAGGTCGGGTGGTCCTTCTCCAGGACGAAGAGCTCCACGCTCTCCGGAAGGACGTGATACTCCTTGAGCTTCGCCATGAAGGCGGTCGCGAAGGCAACGACCTGCTCCTGGGTATGCTTGTGCTCCTCCACACGGCCCTTGTACTTGAAGTCCATGTCAATCCGAACCTGACCAATGGGCGTCGACTTCTCAGTGAGGAAGCGAGCCTTGCAATTCCGAAGGTCTGCACAGTAGAGCTTCAGGAACTCCTCCTGGTCATCGTCGTTGATCATCCACTTCTCGCGATTCTCGAAGGACCAGTGACTGAAGGGCTTGTCCTTGTCCGTGACCTGCCGACTGACCTTTTCCCGGTCGGTCTTTCCATTCGGGTTTCCATTCAGAAAGAGATCCAGACGAGTCGCCATGATACTCCCCTCGACAACTTCTGGGCGACCCATCCGTTTTGAACGCACAAAAACGGACCCGGAATGTCTCTGGAGAAGACAAGCACAATGAAGTTCTGCCGCGATTGCTCGAACTTCCTCTTTGACACAATTGAGCGTGAGGTCGATGGGAAGCGTACGGCCTTCCGCAAGTGCAGGTCGTGTCCCTATGAGGAAGCCGTGACCAAGGCCAATCCGATTGTCTATGACCACAGCCTCCAGCAGGACACGGCCACGCAGTACTCGATCAATCCGTACATTGAGTACGACCCAACGCTTCCGACCTTCACGACGATGGTGTGTCCGAATGGCGAGTGTGCCACCCGGGGAAAGGAGTCCTCCATCAAGGGCATCAAACTTGATGCTGCGACCGTGATGTGGTATTACCGTTGCACTGTTTGTAAGGAGACGTGGAAGCAGCTCGCACGTCAGAATGATGAGTAACCTGGCTCGCTACCACCCCGCCTGCTGGGGGAGACGAGTGTAGGTGTTCGTCGAGGACTTAAATCCAGCCGGGAGACCACCCGGGCGCTGGACACGAGACGACCCAAGGGCCCCTGACGTGCCCGCATAGGAGACAGTCGACCGTGCATCGGGATTGGACCGGGTCTGGACGACCTGCGGACCCACAACCCGAGACAAATTGGTCACGGCCATATTTGTATTTGCATAGGTGGTGACGGTGAGGGCGCCCGTTTTTCCGGTAATTGCAGTGCCTGTCGATCCAGACTGAACACTGAAGAGAGTTGAAGACGGAGCCCGGTACACCGTGCCGAGAGACACATTGAAGGCGGTCGTTCCCGTCAGTCCTGAAATGGTGATCGTCGACCCGCTCACCACTCCATGGCCTACACTCGTGGTATAGTAGACAAATCCCGTAATCGTTCCAGTCTGCCCGGTCACTGCGGTCCCCGTGGTCGCGCTGCCGAGCGCGAACGTCAGCGTCCCCGTGTCAACAGAAAGCACGGTGGCACTCGCGGCGGTGAATGTCGTGACTCCCGTAATCGAGATCACGTCTCCGGCGAGAAGTCCAGTATCGAGGCTGGTCGTGTAATAGACCCGACCCGTGATACTTCCAGTTCCCGTGGCCGTTCCGCTCGCAGCCCCCGTTGCAGGAATCGTGAACGACGTCGGGCTCACAACTGTCACAACACCCGCGCGGTTCGGAGTCGGGAGGAGGTCTCCCGTGAATCCAGAGACGGTGTACGTCGAGCCACTCGTCAGCCCGTGGGGGATAGACGACGTGTAGGTAATCTTGGTCCCATCTGCAGTGGCCGCCGAGAGAATGTTCGTTTTCGCCTCCGTCACAGGTGTGCTCGTGGCGTCCGTCACCAGTGCAGAGCGGGTCGATGTCGTCGTCGTCGCGGGCGTCGTAACAAAGGCCGCCTGACTCGCGAGAAGCTGTGCGTTGATGAGAGACTGCGAGAGAGACACATTGTCCCGTGTTTGGATGGCAGGACGAATGGCAGAGGCCGCAGACGCCTTGAATTTGAGATACTGTGTATACTCCGAAGCAGAGAGAGTCGGCATTACTTTACTTCAAGAACAGTTTCCGCCCCGCCTGCGGTGACTCCCACTGCGGGATGGCAAGAACGGTTCCAGAGATGTAGCGCCGAACCTCGGAGGCTCGAAGCTGAGAGGCCTGGTAGCCACCCTTCACGGGAGCTACAAAGGTGCGGGACTTTTTCGTCGGATCTGGGGTCACGGTTGCAGCTGCCTTGAGCATGCGCGTCATCTGAGAGGCATCGGGGACACTGGGCATTTAGTAAAACGGAAGATTTTCGCTGAAACCTTCGTTGAGGTATACAATGGAGCACCCCGAAGTCAAGCCCGTCTTTCGTTCGCAGGTTGTCGAGTCGGTCCAGCAGCCCCGTAAGACCCGAGGCTATTACACCAAATACGAGTACACGGCCCTCGTCGCCATGCGGGCCCAGCAGCTGGCCGAAGGCGCAAAGCCCCTGGTTGAGCTGACAGGACTCCGCCAGAGCGACCCGCTGTTTGTCTGGAACGTCGCCAAGCGCGAGATTGAGCTACGCAAGCTTCCCTTCGTTGTCCGTCGTCAACTTCCCGATGGAACGGCTGAGTTCTGGTCCACGCAGGAGCTGGAAATCGTCTGGTAAAAGAACAAATGGATCCGTTTGGAGACCTGGACGCGAAGCTGGAAGCAGACCTGCAGAAAGACGCGTTCAAGACAAAGCTGGCGGCGTTCCTCAAGGCCTACGTCGCGAAGGATCGTGACACCGTTGGAAGGATGCGGAAGGATCCGCAGGTGGAGTGGATTTTTCAGTTCACGACCTACTACGACCTCAAGAAGAGAGAGGGAAGCCTCAATGCACACGAGCGCGCCACACTGGTCGACATTGGAGAGAAGTACCGCAGCATTCCAAAGGCGTATTCCAACGGGGTGCTCAAGGCGATGCTGACGCCTGTTGCCCTAGCGGTCTCACCAGAGGTTGCGCGCATTCAGAAATATGGAATTGCGACCCGCGAGGATGCGTTTGCTCTCGCAAAGGGGAAGGGACGCTCTCGCCGTCGTCGGCTTACACGTCGCCGCCGTACCACTCGTAAGAGGTCATGAGCACTCTGTATCTTTGGATTGCAGACCCGATTCTGCGTCAGGCCATGCGCGAGCACACTGCCAATCGTCGTGCAACGGACAGCGGGGTTGACCTCATCTGCCCACACCACGTGTTTTCCAATCTGCCCCAGAACTTCCTCGGTCGTGAGATTCGCACCGGTGTCGTGGCTGCGGCAACCAGCGTGATTCACGGACCCGCCCCGGTTCTTCTCCTGGCCCGGTCGTCGACGTCCATGACCCCCCTTCGGATGTCCAACCAGATTGGCCTTGCAGATGCGGGCTATCGGGGCGAGCTCATTGCGCGCGTGGACTACTTCGGGAAGGAGTACGAGTATGAGATTCCGTTTGGCCGTCGTCTCTTCCAGATTGTGGCCCATGACTGGCTCCCGTTTACGACGATTGTGATTGTGGATCGTCAGGAGGACCTTCCTGCTGCCCCAGACCAGCGAGGAGCTGGTGGATTTGGGTCGACCGGTCAGTAAGGTAAAACCACAGAATAAACGAACCGACTAATGTCCCCAAGGAGATCCACCCCAAGACTTCCATTCTTGTCTTTCCTCTAGACAATGCCGGGTCGTCGCGATACGTGGGACAAACCCCTTCCTCGTCAAAATATCGTCATCATTCGCAGGGCGGACCGGACTCCTTTGACCCGTCGCCAGCGTGCCGAGCTCTCGGAGCTGAATGCCGAAGTCGATACCCCTCCGGATGAACGGAACCTCTGGACCACCGAATACAAGCTCGCGCGCGGGGTTGGTCAGGACTCGAGCCCAACAAAGGTTCAGGGAGGTCGTCGCAAGACCCGTCGCTCAAAGCGCAAGAGCCGCAAGAATCGCCGCTAACATCAGAAAGAGGCCATCAGCCCACCCATGCTCCTTCGACGCCCCAAACACAGAAATCCCAAAGATGTCCCGGAGACCTCCGGACGCGTTTGCGAGCACTGCAAGAACGACAAGGACGATCAGAATCCACTGTTTCGTCTTCGTCATTGAAAACCGATGTATGTTCTCTTCCGAGAAACAACGGTACCATGAACTTTACATCTGATCTGCTTGTGAAGCTTACGCCCCAGGAGCGACTGCTCCTTCAGGTTCTCTACGACCGCGTGTCCGCTCCTCCTCCACCTCCCTCCGAGTGGCCGTGGACGATGAAGGGTCCTGCGACAGACGCGCAGGCGTTCAAAGCCCGGAGAGGCGTTCCAAGTCCGCAGCTGACGGCGGGTAGATCAGGAGCGTCTGTCCCGCCGCTGGAGGAGCGAGCATCTTCGGCGCATCGTGGGTCACCAGACGCATCGCCTGCGCAACATCAATCGACTCCGTCGGAGTAAAGCGGGAGTGGTCCTTCACGATATCCTTCGCAATCGCATCGATCTTGACGTCCTTCGTCCAGACGAGCACGCCGAATCCAAGAATCAGCATCAGGGCAAACCCGAGCAGGGCAAAGTTGCGATAGGTTGCACGGAGGAGCATTGTTGATTCGCCAGAGAAGAAAAACGGAAGTCTCCGAGACTACCAAGAGAAGACCCATCATGGACTTCCCCATTCCCGTTCGCTGTTACACGTGCAATAAGCCTCTCTATGGAAAGTGGAAGTCCTATCTGGAGCGAATCAAGGCCTACCGCACGCAAGAGGGACGGTCAGACGAGCTGGTGTACCTGACGACCACGACGACTCTGACGGCTGAAGGTCGCGCGATGAATGACCTCGGTCTTACGCTTGAGTGTTGTCGGAGACACTTCCTGACACATCCGGGGGTTTGAGATTGCATCACAGAGACAGCTAAAACAATAACACTGCCCACGAACCGCAACCTCATTACACTCCTCCACACAGCAGACAGAACTCCATGGAATCCGAATTCGGAGCTCCATACTTTTTGGCTTGCTTAGGAGTAAGACAAATGTCCTCCTACAGCGAATACCTGTCTCGGAAGATGCAACGGACCCAGAAGGTCCTCGACACGCGCCCGCATCGCGACGCTGGACACCAGACCGAAATCGTTCGCCGTCTGGCGGCCTCTGGCGTTCAGGAGCAGACCACCACAACGGTCTCTGGCAACGTGGTGCTCGATGGTCCCTCCACTCGCGTGAACTCGATGATCAAGGGTGGACACTCCGTTCAGGATACCGCGGTCTACAATGAGTACACCGCCGGTCAGGCCGTGGCCCAGGGAGCTCTTCCCGGGAACGCGAAGGCCTCTCAGATTTCGCTCACCTGCTATTCGAGCACGACGATGCCGGACTACAACGATCGCCTTGCGGCGGATGCGCAGCTGGCGGCTGTTCAGGCGTCGAAGAACGCCTATGCCCGGGGCTGGAGCACGGCTGCCTGTTGCAAGGTCTGTGGAGAGCCTCCGCAGTTTGATAGCGGGTGCCACTGCAGGCTGACGGTCGCCCAGCAGGTCACGCTCCCGACGTCCCGGTCTCGCCCTGAGGTCCCGTCGTAAAACGGATTCATTCTCTCCGAGAGAGTCAGTCTGTGTCCCAAATGGAATCACGTCTGCATGCAATTCTCCTGCGGGGTGTCCCCGTAGGCTCAACCTTCTTCGAGGAGTTCGTCAAGGAATGCCGGGCGTGGTACGAGCAACCTGCCCACAGCATGACCGAACTCCGCACACGTCTCAACACAAAGCTCCGCGGAGATATCTTCGAGGAGTTCTGTGTTCTCTACATGAAGCACGTCCGAGGCTATCCGCAGGTCTGGAGGCTGGAGGATGTGCCCGACGACATCTTGGGCGGACTCGGACTCAAGCGCCAGGACATGGGGATTGACCTCATCTGTGAACGCAACGGACGCTACACGGCTGTCCAGTGCAAGTACAAGAAGCCCTCTGGAACCAAGTCCAAGACCATCGTGACGTGGAGCCAACTCTCCACCTTCTACGCGCTCGTCTTGCGGACGGGTCCCTGGGAGACCTACGCGGTGATGACGAACTGCGACTACGTTCGTCACATGGGCAAGAAGACCTCGAAGGACCTGTCCATCTGCATCAAGACGTTCAAGCGAATCACCTCCGAGCAGTGGACGCTGATGTGTGGACTCGAGGGACATCGGATGACAGAGGCTCCCAAGCCTACAGTGCTGTCGCTGGACCAGCTCCGGGCTGCCCGGCTGGCTAGATTTACAGCGACGGCTCCTGTGGAGACCAATGTTGACGGTGTACACCGTGCCAGTGGCCCGGAAGCCCGAGTGGATTGACCTCTCGGGAGTGCCCTTGGACGACCTTGTTGAGTCTGCACTCGCTGTGCTGGCCCATCAACCCACCGCGACGATTTGGTTTGGGTATCTAGAAGGATTCATGGTGACCTCGCAGGAGGAGATTCGGCTTCGGGCTGTTCTCCGGGCGTTCCCCTGCCATCTGGTCTGCTCCATGCCCCTTCTTTTGCCCTTTGCGTGGAAAACGGAGACCGATACCATTTACACGACGGACCCCAATGGAGTCTCCAGTTCTCACGACAATGGTTGTGCTGTACGCAATGGGGGTTCGCCTGGACACGACGAAGCTCGTGTCGACTCTGCCCCTGACCTCGGTGTTCATCAAGCTCGAAAAGCAAGGCGTCCTCAAGCGCGGCGAGTCCAAAAAGGACAAAATCCGCCATCGGAAGGCCCCAGTCGCCCCGAAGCGGACAACGGGGTTCGGACACAATAGTATCACGATGGTCCTGCTGTCCAGCGGGAATGGGACACTTCGCGAGAAGGAAATCACGGTCAAGATCTTCCAGAACGGCGTGTTTCACGTCACGGGCGTTCTCGATGAGCGATATGACCGCGATGTGGTCGACCGGATTCGAGCGCAGATTCTCGAGTCCTGTCCCGATGCCGTCCTTGAGGGAACGTGGACTCCCGACACTCGCCGTGTCGTCCTGATGAACTACAAGACCTCGCTTCGTGGCGTGACCAACCTCTCGCGGGAGCACCTCCATCTGGCCCTCCGTCGTCAGGGGTATAAGACCAACTATGAGCCTGCAGTCTATCCTGCGGTCAAGGTCTACTTCCCCGAGACCAAGTGGATTGCGAAGGTCTTCAGGACGGGACAAGTGATCCTGACGGGGATGACAACGGCAGAGGAATGTGAAGCGCTGGTGCAACAGCTCTCGCCTGCGCTGTCAAGAGCGGTAGAATCTCAGACTGGACCCGCCCTGTCCATGCGAGAGTAAACATCGCCATCCCAACCGTACTGAGCATCATGAGAATCCCCTGCTTCGACCGCTCATTCGCCTCCACTCCAACGAGCTCAAGGAACGGGTCTAAGAACGACGTCTCATCCTTGAGCAGTCGTTGTTCGACCTTCGAGAACACGCACCCGTGAAAGAGAATGTGCTGAAGCCAGATGAGACCACAGACTCCGAGCAGGATGGTCTGCATCCAAAAGGCGCGAAGCAGAGTAAAGGACAGCACTACCATCAGGAGAATCACATAGGACACTCCGGTATGGATCGCTCGAACAATGCGTCCTTTTTTCGCATTGTCCTCTTCCCAGTAGAAGATGCGGTGAATCACCCACTCTGTCCAATTTACCGCGGTGTCCTCCATACTAAAGTATCACACAACAAAGTATGTCGACTGCCCGCGAACTCACGCCTGCAGAAGTTGCCGACGGACGGCGCGGAATTAACGATGAGGTTCTCACAGCCACCCAGATTCAGGCGCTGGTGAAGCGGATGGATACCAGCAAGACCAAGTGGCGGAGTCTGAAGCGCCAGGGGAAGACCGAGGAGTATCTGGAGAAGCTCAAGGCGGAAAACGAGACTATCTATTTCAATTACCCGAGTCTCTTCCAGCTTCATGCGGACGACAAGCTGGACCAGACGTTCTTTGAGATGCTGAACCTCAAGCGAAAACTTGAACGAGGTGAGATGACCAACGAGCAGGCGAGTGCAATGGTCGGTCAGCAGCTGTTCAATCGCTTTGTTCCCCAGGCGGTCTCGCCCCAGGCTCCTCCTCCTGTGCCTCGCCTGTCGTATGAGGAGTACTGTCGTCAGATGGGTCAGGAGTAGACCACCTTTCGAAGTCCGTATTCCCGCATACACTTCTCCAGAAACTTCTGACAATCCGCGCAGGGCTTGGAATTGAGAAAGTCACCCTGCTTGTTGATGCGGACAACGAGAAGCACACACCCGTTCAGTTGTGAAAGGTCACCAAGACGCTTCACGACTGCGCGTTCTGCATGAATGCTTTGATCTGAATAGCCGCATCCCTTGGACCTGGATCCAATCGAATTGCGAGCGGTTGCGAGTGTCTTCCCCCGGCGCAGAATCGTCGCCGAATGAAAGCTTGTCCTGTGGACGGGCTTATAGGTCTCCATTCCCTATCTCCCCGTGTCTCTGCGGAACTCCGTTTTTAGACATCGGAGAACTGAACCTCGATACGTCCCCATCCGAACCCTGGCATGCGGATTGGAAGACGGTCTCCGACGAGCTTGAGGATGTGCTCATTGACGCCTGGAGCGCCAAAGGCAATCTCGCGGTCGACCCAGTCCTCGGGGATAGCGGACTGGATGCCATTCTGATAGAAGACGACGTGAAGCATGTCGCCCTCCTGATTCTCGAAGACCTTGAATTCCTGCGTGGAGTTGAACGTCGGGCTCCAGAGGTCCCGGATTGCATCCTTCAGCGCCTCCAGCTGATGCGGTGCGAGATCGCGAATGTGCGTCTCACGTCCATTCTCGAACACGTCAACGTAGAGAGAGAAGATACGGTGGGTCATTGTAGGGTAAAATGTAGTCCTTCCGTGTGAACCGATCCGTTTTACTGGACGCACGAGACCCACTTGCATCCGCACTTGCTGCAGACGCGCTGGTGCCAGCTCCCACGAACCCCGCAGGACCCGAGGTCAGAGCGCACCGTCGACCCCCCGTACGAATGCTCACCTCCCTTCGGGCACGGGCTTCCGGGCATGCATCCAGCATCCGAATGACCCGACCCCCGGAGCCTGCGAGTCCCCCTGCGAGTTCCCTTACGCTTTGACGTGCGGCGACGTTGAACGCGAGTCTTCTTCATTTAGTTCTTCTCTAGATTTTTATCGCTTATGCGCGGAGCTCCGTCCGCAACTCCATCAGGAGCTGACCGAGACGATTCTTCCCCGGCCACTTGGAGGGAATCTTCGCCTTCGCTGTGTCTGCACCTGTCCCAATGCTCCAGTACTTGTCCCGTGCATTCGCTTCGCCAATCGGGCGGTCATTCGTCGAGAGCAACTTCGCCTTGAGCTCGGGGTGCTGCATGAACTTCGCCTTCAGCGCAATCGTCATGACCTGGTCACGCTTCTCAGCCCACTCGTCCTCCTTCGCGTTCTTCACCTTGTCGCCGTAGGTCTTGACAGACTTCGGTGACGCGGTCTTCATGATCTTCGCCTGGGCCTCTGCATCTCCAAACTGCTTGGCCTTGGACCACTGAAGGTAATGCTCCACTGTCGGGAAGGTGATGCCGTCCACCTGCATCGGCGCATCATACCCTGTGCTGAACTCCTTGAAGTCCGCGAGCTCGGAGGAGAACAAGACCGGCTCAGGACCCTCGGCCACCAGCTTTGCGAGACGCTTTCCCTTGACCACCGTCTTCGGCACGTCGCCCTCCGTCTTCGGCTCCTCCGTCTTCGGCTCCTCCTTCGGCACGTCGCCCGAAGGCTCCTTGTCGCCCTCAATCGTCGGCACAGTCACCTCCTCCTTGGTCTCCTCTTTCGGCTTGGGAGGCAGCTCAACCCGCTTGAAGGCGAAGCTGCGGTGGAGGAACGAGAAGTTCTGGTGCTCCTGCTCGAACGTGAACCGTGTCTGGTTCGCATAGGCCTCGCTGAAGAGCGTGGTCTGGATGAGCTCGTAGCCATTCTCCTTCAGAATCTCCACCACCTTCCCCCACGGGACGAGGTATTCCTGCACAGGGCGCTCGAAGCTCTCCAGCTTCACCGTGATCTGCTTGCCAAAGTCCTCCGACCAGCTCTCGCCCTCAGCATAGTCCTTGCGAATCTCGCCCCAGACAGACTTCGCGCTCCGGAAGATGTGTCCGGTCGTCCCGAGGAGCAGCTTGTAGACCTCCTGACCGTCCATGCACGTCCCGAAGAAGACACCCTTGCCGTGGGCCGTCAGATTGCCGACGAAGGTGCGGAAGGTCTCCTCACTGCCGCACGCATAGTGAATCGCGAACTGGCACGAGATGGCATCGAACGTTTGAAGTCCAGCAAAGTTTTCGAGGTAGGGAGTGGAGGGAGAGTCCTTCCCCAGGAGGAGGCGCAGATACCGATTGTCCTGCGTCTCCAAGGACTGGGTCATGTCCGCCGCGAGAAAGAGAACGAGCGGCAGCTTCTCCTTCGGGGAGTCGCGCTGGGTCTGAAGGTAGCGCACACACGCACCCTGTCGAGGGGCAGACAGGTTGGTCTCGGAGAGATCAATGCCGACCACCTTCGACGGACCCACAAGGCGCCATTTATGCAGGTCATTTCCACGCCCAACTGCAAGTTCTAGAAGGGTCGTCCCCTTTTTCACGTAGGTCTTATAGAGTCCCTTCTTGAGCGTGTTGTGAAACTCCAACACATCCTTCATGGCGCGGTCCCGGGACTCCAGCGTATCCTTATAATACAAGGTGTCCTCCGAGCTATCGTCCACTGGGGAGGTGGAGACTGCGCGGAGCATGGCTTCCGTGATGGGTGTATGGATGTTCGTCCAGATATCCTCCGCCGTCCAGATGTCGTTTCCAAATTGGGGCTCGCCCTTCACGCGGTACTGGTAGGTCTTATCATACCGCGTACGGAGGACGTTCCAGCGGTTTGTCACCGTGTCCCGGGAACATTCAATGATGGTGTTGTCCTCAACCCGCTTGCCCTCGAGATCCACAGGAATCCCCTTGTCGTCCAATGGAACCAAGAGTCCGGACGCTTCGGGAGCCCGGGGTGTCGACGGCTGAAAGGGAGTGGGGACACGTTCAGCCGGGTTGTATTTGAGATCCAGAGGGAGTTCAGGAGGTGTATATTCGCCAGTCATCGTCTCGCACGGGTAGAGGATGTCGGTTCCAGGGTTCCGCGCAACGTAGAGCGTTCCCTTGCGAACAGGACGGTCCAGCACAGGGTCGTACGCGTCCCCCGATGTGAGCTTGACGAGGAAGTCGATAGAGTTCTGCATGGGAGGTTTCCACTTGTAGACGGTCGTCCAGGTCGAGCCCTTGCGCTCTGACTGTGGACCCACCGGAGAGGAGCGAGGTGTGAAGATCAAGCCGTCTGTTGGGTACTCAAACTGGGTGTCCAACAGCTGGGCGATCGACCGCTCCATCGCCGGGCCATCTCCTGCGAGGAAGAGCTTGGTCTCAATCCGGAACGGCTTCGCAGAGAACGCAGCCGAGAAGTCCTTCGAGAGGTCCTGGAGGAAGAGCCGCGCAACGCCCAGGCGGCACTTGGTCGGCTCCCTGATCACCTCCTCGTCCGAGGTCAGGAGCGGGAGGCGGTCCACCTTCTTCGACCGGTAGACGTAGATGTCGAAGATGCAGAAGAGGTTGCGGTCTGCGATGTACTCACCATCCACCACATCGCCGAGGTGCTTGTCATCGTGTGCGGTCAGCCCCGTCCAGGTGAACGTGCCCTTGCGGGTCCAGCGGACGAGACGACGGTCCCGCATGACCATCAGCATACAGCGCTCACCATCCGCCTTGTTCGTGACCGTGTAGCCCGAGAGAATCGAGTTGGGACGACCCGCGGTCATGTGGCGACGGGCCAGGGTCACCGGGTTCAGGAACGGGATACGTGCACCCTCGGACTCCAGGGCGTATCGCTGAATGTCGGACTCCGTGAGCAGGAAGGCGCTCTGCTGGTAGGCGCCCACCAGAAGCTCTGCATGCCGCATGAGGGACGCCACGAGCTGCTCCGGGGTCGCCGTCTTGTCGAGAACCTCCAGCTCGAGCTCATAGGACGGAGGCTGCTTGAGGATATCTGCGAGCGACTTGGTCGACTTGGTCTTGGACTTCACGAGCGACATGTCAATCCGGAGCAGACCATCCGAGGTGCGCCACGAGCGACGGTTGAGGATGCGGATGTGGCTCTTGGGGTCCATCGGGCTTCCGCTGAAGTCGCGACGCAGAGGCTCCTCATGGCGAAGGGTGACACGAAGCTTGAGGTCGGGGATGTCGAGAACGTCCTGCTGTCCATTGATCTCAGAGTACCGCTTCTTGCGCTCCACCTCCAGCGGAACCCCGCGAAAGCTTCCCGACGAGCAGACCTTGAGGATGCTCTCGGGGGTTGAGACGTGGACACGAAGTCCATCCGGATACGAGAAAGACGCACGGTGGGTTTCGGTATAGCCACCCGTCGTGCGCTCGGAGAGGGCGTCCAGAATCCGATCGGCTTCGTCCTTGGTTTGAAGACGACCGGCGAGGACCTTCACCTCGAGCTCTGCATGTGCGTCCGTCGAGGCGATACGAACCATCTTGGTCATAGCCTCGCGGATTGGCGCAGGAAGAAGAGACTCCATTGCTTATTCTAGAGCTAGGTTCTGTTTAGTCCGTTTTTGACTGCCATGTAAACGACTTGCGCTGGAGCGTGTCTGTCTCCATTCGCTTCCGCTGATCGGCGTAAAAAGAGACCATTCGGTCGAGCTCTGTCAGGCATTCGAGCGGGAGAGCGTCGGATGCAACGAGAACGCCGGTCTGGGTCTTGGTATAGCTGGTTGTATAGCGTTTGATGACGTCGAAGAGCTGTGCATGTTCCTGTGTGTCGAGGGCCTCAATGGTGTCCCGGAGGCGTTCAAGCTGTGCCCGGTTCATTTGTAGTTCCCCCTCCATTCGGTCTCAGTCGCTTCCTCCGCGCAGAGCCTTCGGTTGTCTTGGTACTCGCAAGGTCGACCGTGACCACACGCTTCGCATCGGCTCCGTCGGCGTCCACCGGCGCGGCAATCAGAGGGGGGAGCGTGTCGTCCGTCTCATCTGTCGCAGTCTTCGGAGCTTCGGGGCGGATGAGGGAGCGAAGGGTTGCAAGCACCACAATCGCCTCGTCTCCCTGCTGGAAGCGAGAGCCGACGACCTCAATCTCGACCTCCTGACCCTCTGCGGCTTCCTCGAACTCTCCATTCCCAATGTGAAGGTCGCGGGGAAGGAGGATCTTCAGGGGCGAGAGCTCAGCGTGAAGTCCAATCTTGCTCTTGAGGACGACAGGGACGCGGAAGTGCTGTCCAGGGTGGGGGAGGCAGACGTCCGCCTGGAACTTGACGACATAATCGAGACCGCCACGGATAAGGTTCATGCGACCGAGTGAATGCTCCACGACGGTAATGCTCTTCCGCATGAGATAGCCCTCGGAGACACACCGTCCCTCGTGTTGGTGACGCAGTTGGGCGAGAAGACTGGCCTCAATATTCCGTTTCAGGTCCTTCGCGTGGAGGTGCACGTTTCGAACAAGCTCTCGGCGTTCCACAAGCGGGTCCATTGGGTCTCGTCTGTATCTTTACTGAGGGTTCGTTTTCTTAAATTCGGCGGTAAATCGTTTGCGAAGAGCAGGGTCTCCGTAGAGAACCGAAAGCTCCTGAGGAGTCAGCCACACGCAATTCGTCTGCTCCCGGGCGAGCAGCTCAGCATAGGTGCAGATGTCCGGAACCTTCGTGACAGTGGGGGGAATCCCAACGCCTCGGGAATCAACGACCTTGGCGAAGGCGAGCATCACATCGCGAGGATGCGCACCCGTCCCGCACGTCGTCGGCAAGAAGGTCTTGGAAGCCGGGTCGTACGACCGGACCACCTTGTCATCGCTCGTCTTGCGAAGTTTGCTGATCGTCAGCTTCCCTTCCGGGTTGACAGAGGCAAAGATCGTGTTCCGGGCAATGATCTCGGAGAACTTCAGCGCCAGTGCATCCGTCCAGGCGTCCACCTGGGTCTTCTCCTCGCCGATTGGAAGCTCATCCGGGTCATAGCGTCCGTAGCCGAGGACGATGATTTCGGTGCCCGGCACTCGAATCCTGTCGTCGAACGGAAGGTCCCCTGGGCTCGTCCGAAGATACGACCGAAGCTCGGGCTCGGTGAGGCCATGGTCGACGATATACCCGTTCAGCACCTGAGGCGAGAACCGCGTGAGCGCATCTCCTGGAAGCTTCAGCTCTGCCCGCTTGAGGGCGAGAAGGTCCGGTGCAACCTCGACCACGGGCGCAACAGACTTCGTGCTCTCGGGAAGTGGAATGACACCCGGACGAACCCGAGGCATCGTGCGAGACCGCAGGGTTCCATCAATCGTCAGATGGGTCTTGCCATCCGAGTCCAGCACGGGCGTCAACGTATAGAGGTCGCCCTTGGACTCGAGAATCGACTGCCGGTCAAAGGCATCCGTGAAGCGACGTCCAGTGTCGATGGCCTGCTGAATCGTATAGAGACGCACCTTCCGGTCCGACCGACCGAGCGCGGTCAGAAGAGACTCCTTGTCCCAGATGGGCTTGTCCTGGAGCAGACGCGCCAGCTGGTCCAGCAGTTCATCGCGAACATCGAGGATGGCGGACAGCGGACGCACATGGGTCGGGTCGGGAGTGCTACGGGAGGGCGCACACTCGGTCGGCTGGTCGCGAAGGAATGTCGGAGGAAGCATCTGGTTCAGCGAATACTCAACCGGAACCCGTCCCTCGGACTGTGTCTGCTTGATCTTGAAGTCCTCATCCAGCCAGTCGGGAGGGAGCACAACTCGCAGGGGACAATCCATCGCAGCTCGTTCGAGAACACCCCGGACTCGCGCAATCTTCTCCGCCTTGGCTTCGACCTTCGTGCGATAGGTGTATTCGTCATAGCACTCTGTCCGATTGGGTGTCCGCGTGACGTGAAGGTAGACCGTGCAATTCTGCTTGTCTGGCGTGAGAAGCGTATGACTGCAGGTACGAAGACTGCGCCCGATGACCTGCTCAATCCGACTCATATTCCACCAGGGGTCGAGGATATGCGCCTGCCGGACACAGCGGAAGTCCACACCCTCTGCAACAAGAGGACTCGAGATGATGACGCGAATCTTGGCTCCCTCGCGATTGGACTCACTCCGGGCCTGACTCACCAGCTTCGCGATCTGCTTCTCCGACCGGCTGGACGTGAGGAGTGCATACGACCCCTTGGAGGGACCCTTGTAGGCCGGGTTGGCCAGCAGCGCTGGACCCGAGACCGGTCCGTAGCCATGCTCTTCCAGCGCCATCGCAAAGAGTTCAGCGCCCATCTTGACGTAATTCGAATAGACGAAGACGATTCCCTCTCCGGTCTCGATGCTCTTGATGACCCGGGCAAACTTCGCCGAATGCTGGGCCAGGGTGTCGGGTCCAAGAAACGGCTCCCCGACATACGCGAACTGCGTGCCCTGCAGACGAAACGTCGCTTCGAAGGCTGCATTGTTCGGCAGAACCGCAACGGTCGGCAGCATAAGAAGACGGCGCTTCTCGTCGTCATCTTGTCCCTTCTCCTTCTGAAGGACTGCGGCCTGGACTCCAGACGCCTCACTCTCGACGAGCGACAGGACCTGAAGTCCCCGCGTATACCGTTCACCTGTCCAGGTCAATTCGAGGTCCGGGGTCGACGACGGAGGAGGGGGAAGACGAAAGGGAAACGTGAACGGACTATCGCCCTTGACGTACGAGACGTAGTCCTGGCACAGACGTTCAAAGAGCTCTCGCTTGCCTTCCTTGAGGTTGGCAGCGGCATCGAAGAAGTCGGAGGCCACAAGCGCCCGAGCTGCATTCTCCGGACGACGGTCGTTCCAGAGGAAGAGGTTGAAATAGAGCAGAATTTCGTCATAGGACTCATACATCGGTGTCGCCGTGAGGAGGACCAAAATCAGACCGTCGGCATACTTGACGAGCTTCTCAACGGAGGCCGTGATGGCCTTCTCTGTTCCAACGTCTGCCTTCGGGCGAATGTTATGGGCCTCGTCGATGATGAGGAGACGGTTGCTGTAGGTCTCGCGAACCCACTCCTTGAAGGCTGCTCCGCTCAACTGACTCTCCATCTCGTTAATCTGGTTGCCGAAGGAGGCATACGCCGTGAAGTCATAGAACTCGGAGATCATGCGGTCGGCAATCTTCTCGAGACGGTCGCGGGTCTGGGCATCGGCCCAGTTCTTGGGGTCCTGCTCGATGCGCTGGAGCATCTCGAGGTAGCGACGACCGGTGCACTGCTTGGACTCCAGAAGCCCCGCAGAGTTGACCTTGACACGAGACATATCGAAGAGCTGGTCGCGAAAGGTCTCCTGGACGGCCGCCGAGGCGACGATGAGGACTTTCTGGTCCTGAAACTCGGGGCGAAGGATGTATTCCTCGGCCACCTGAATCGCGGTACAGGTCTTGCCCGTTCCGGTTCCGTGGACGACGAGGACATTGCGCGTCGGAGCGTCAGGAGACAGGACACGACGCAGAAAGCGCTGATGGGATTGGAGCGTAAAGCTTCCCTGGGAGGAGGAACAGGATTTGTTCCGAAGGTCCCAAAGATTGGCGTCCGTGGCTGGCGGGAACGACGTGGGGGTCAATTCTGCCAGTTCAGGGAGGGTCAGGTTCACCATTATGTGTTCGGTCTACAAAAATCGGTCAGACCCGCCACGTGGTCTCGACGCACCAGAGCGGAGCTGCATCCTGATCCGCCCACTGGATTCGCGAGACAATCTTGCCCGCCACACCGGACGGGAAGATAGACCACGAGGACTCATTGTACAGTGTGTCGGTGAGCTTGGGGCAGGTTGTCTGCGTGCAGAGCGGGTCCACGGTCGGCGTCAGAGGGATTCCGCTGAGCGAAATCGAATAGGTCGCAGTTCCATCCGTGACGGGCGTTCCGGGAATCGTATAGGCAATCCAGAGACTGACGTTATCGCCCGCAACAGGGTTGGTGGGCTGGCTGTCGAAGCCAAGGAGGGTTGCGCGACCTGTGCCACAGGACTTGATGGCTGCGAAGGCAATGAGGGTCTTGAGCATTTCTTGGTGGACGCTGGTTCGCTCAAAGCCAGTCAGGGCGCTTGCCCATCGTGAACTTGAAGCCGCCTCTCGATACATATCCCGATTCGCTATCTCCTTGCTGGAGGGACGCGACCCCCGGACCAACACTTCCAAGAAGTGTCGCTTCTGAGTCTGGACCCACACCAGACGCCGCTGCCGGAGCCGGAGCCGCTGCCGGAGCCGGAGCCGGAGCCGCTGCCGGAGCCCCTGTCATCGAAAGCCGCCGAATAACTGCGCCTTCAGGCCCGCTAGAAGGAGTATTACTACCAGAATCTGCCACTCGCACACCCTGTCCTGGTCTAGTCGCGGTAGCACTCAAGCTCAAGTTAGAGCGAGCATCAGCAGGATTAAGTGGACTGTTGAATCCTTGCCCCTGCCCAGTCCCCTGTGCACTAGGGGACCGCGGTGCAGTTGACACAGTCAGCGATTGAGCCAGAGGAGGAGCAGGAGCAGGAGCACGAGCAGGAGGCAGAGGACCGGACATCCGATCTGCAGGGGTCATACGAAGAATCGGTCCACTCGGGCTATCTGGCTGAGGGGGCGTGTATCCGACCTTGTCCCCAAGCCATTGGTCGAAGGCCTCGAGGACCTCCCGCACCTTGGCGCCCTCAAATGTACCCATAGGAATCTCCGCAATAATGTCGAACGCGAGATTGTCGGTGGTGGCTGCATGGGTTTCAAATACGTTGAAAAGTCCATCCGACGCCTGCTTCGATGTAACATCTATTGCGACAGCCTTCATTGCACTACCGAAGAGGGTCTCAAATGCCTTCTCTTTGACGCGGTCGAACACATATTGCGAAATCAGATCGTCTGCATCTGCCGCGCCTCCGCGTTGATGACGATACGTCCCGCGGCGCTGGGCGTGCGTCCGCCGTCGTCCTCCTTTTGATGGCCCTCCTTCGAGTCGAGTTGCGACCCTCTTCCTTTGGTCGGGGGTCAGCCGGGTCCACAAGAACCGCTCTGCCTGTGCGGGTGCCAGATTGACGACACGATTGAGAAGTCCCCGAACAAAGTGCGACATGAGTTGATTGGATGTGAACTTCTTTGCGTTGAGCTTGGTAAGAAAAAGGCGCATATCGGCTTGGATTGCGGCAACAAGGTCATCCTCGGTGCCGATCCCTTTCTCATGTAGCCACGCCTGCTTGGGACTGAAGCTTTCGTAGTGTTTTGATTCACGGATCGCGATCACCAATCCTCGGATGGCAACCGGATCAAATGTAAACGTGACGTGTTTCGATGCGTCGACCGATGGCAGAATAAACGGAATGTCGCTTTTGAGCTGGTTGCATCGTTGGTGCGACCATCCATACTCAAACCTCAACAACTGCATATAGTCGGCGTATCGGGTCGGATCAAGCATCGTCAAATACGCCGCAAGGTTCCGATCGTACAATCCAGTCAACAAAAGCGCAGGAAGAAGGGGGAGCTTGTGTTCACATGGAATGAGCTCGGTCCCCGCAAGGGTAACTCGGCACAACCAACAATCCTTGCCAGTGGAAGGGCCAATCACATCACTGCACTGGCGGTTTGGGTCCTCAAACTCAAAGAAGTCGCGAATGTTCGGCCTCTTTGCGCTTGGCGGACTAAACATCGTCGCAAGGTTCTCCCGAAGGTCCTTTCCAAACAGCATGTCGCACACGAACGAGAGCTTCTTCGTAAAGATGTCCGTGAGTGAGATCCCTGCGAAGTCCCGCGATCCCTCGCTAAGTTCAGCATCGGTCAACATCAAAATAGGATAGAGGTTCTCGGAGGCTGCATTGTAGATGCCAACTCGGCTCCTGGCATTCATCGCCTTGAGGGCTTGGAGGCCTGACCCGGGGCTGACACCAGCTGCGGCTGTTTCGGCCGCGGCTGCTGCGGCAGCTGCTTTCCGTTGTGCAAACGCAGCCTTGCGTCGGGCGGTCCGCTCTTCCTCCAACCTCCGGAGCTCGGCTTCCTCTTCATTAAGACGTTGCTGATAGTTTCCTGCGTTCAGCCGCCGTCTTTTTCTGGACCACTCCGATGGGTCTTTTGTCAGGGTAGCAGAGTCCGGGACAACTGGGACAGCCGCTGCAGCCGCAGCCGGGAGAACATCGTCCTCTAACTCTTGCGCCATCCTAGACACGTCCTCTCTCGCCAATGCTTTCGCCTGATACGCAGCAGCAGACCCGCGCTCTCCCTCGGCAGGCGCCGGAGCCGTCGCAGCTGCCCTACCCATGCCGTCATCACCGGCATCCGAAGATGCAGTATTGTTCTGTCCAAAAAGAGGCCCACCCACGCCAGGAGGGAACAACAACCCCGGAGGCGCCTCTTGCCCTGCGCCAGGGTTAATCTTTGGCATACTCATTACTCCTCCCCCCGAAACGATTTCACTTACCACGCCATGAGGATATCCTCGAGACGGCACTCGCCCGGCTCCAGCTTCTCCAGGCGGGTATTCACCTGCTCCAGCGCCTCAGCCTCCAGGTCCAGCTCCTCATCTGCTCCCTCAGGGAGCTTCGTCTCATCGACCAGGATGTCCACAAAGCCCGTCCCACAGGGAGGCTTCTGCCCGAACATGATGTTCGCACTGACACCCCGCATGGAATCCCGGTCGGCCCACGTGGCCGCCTCGAACATCGTCTTACTGGTCTCCTCAAACGAGGACTTCGCAAGCACGCCCGTCTCATTCTTCTTCATGCCGAACCGGTTGACCGGAACGATGCGCCCGCTGAAGGTCATCGTATCCACCAGCACCGCGAGGTGGTGGAAGTTCACCTTCTCCGAGCTGAAGACCTCATTGATTTCCTCGTACACGCAGAGACGCGCCGCCTCAATCCCCAGGACCTCATTGACCTCGTGGATGTCGTTCGAGAAGGTCCGCGTTGCATCCACACCCTCCACCACCGCCAGCTCGTAGAGGTTCGTGCCCTCCACGTCCAGCACATACTGGTCCACCTGCGCATAGCCGCCCGTCGCCTCCTGGTAGACCACCTCGTTCTTGACCGAGCGCATGTGCACCCGGCCGATGCCCGTGACACCCGTGAGCTTGGTCTCGAGAATCTTGTCCTCGAGGAAACGAAGCTGGAGGGGATTCTTGACAGCCGCAGGGTCGAAGGAGATACGCAGGACAAGGTTCTTCGCAGCAGTGTCGCTGTGACGGCACTCGATAATCTTGAGACTCGCATCACCCATCAGCGCACTCTGAATCTGGACGAGGTCCATGATGTTCCGCGCACCCATCTCCAGGTCATTCAGCTCCAGACGCAGGATCCACGGGCTGGCACTGCACGCATTCTGGGGGTCCAGACTGAACGCCTCGTAGGCCTGGAGAAGCTCACGGTCCTCGTCCAGCACCGTCTCCGTCGACAGCGGGTAGGGGTCATAGAAGAGCTTCACGCGCTTCGTGATGTCCCGCAGCGTCGTCCGCTGGATGGTCTGCATCAGCTTAATCGCTTCGTTCTGGTTCGTCTGGGTGTCCTGCCGCATGTAGACGGTGTTGCTCGGGCGCTTCGGGTTCGACGTCGCATCCAGGAGCTCGTTAATCCGCGGGACTCCTGAGGTTGCGTTCGCCTTGGCGGTGCCCGCAGAGTGGAAGGTGTTCAGGGTCAGCTGAGTCGTCGGCTCCCCGATGGACTGGGCTGCGAGGGCCCCCACCATCTCTCCTGCGTGGACCATCGACTTCACATAGCGGAAGCGGATGTCCCGCATGACCTCATCGAACATCTCCTCGGAGAGACGCATCGCCACAATCGACTTGCGCGGCGCAAGGTAGAAGCGCAGCAGGCAGTGGAAGACCTTGTTGTGCGGGAACTCCTGGACGAAGGCTCCAATGGCCGCCACGACGTGCTCGGGCGTCAGATTGGTCTTGGTCGAGTAGGGATTCGCGTACTTGGAGAGCAGGCGCTTCAGGTGCACCGGAGCCTGGACCATGTCACTCTTGCGGTAGCGGAAGACGTCCTTCACGAGCATCTCACGGTCCGCCAGGAGCTCAGGAACCAGGTCCGGAACCTCGCCCTCGACAGAGCTCGTCAGGAAGCGATTGACGTCCTCGGCCGTGAGCGCGAAGTCGCGGTAGATGGCCTCCAGCGTCATCAGCGCAAGCTCGCAGGGCTGACCCTCCACAGACACGCAGTCAATTCCATCGTCGCCGTACTGAAACTGGATGATGCTTCCCGTGACGTTGCGCACCGTCCCATCGTACTCCATGTGCTGGTCCTCCATCGTCTTCATGAGACGGCGCTGAATGTACCCCGTATCGGAGGTCTTGACCGCCGTGTCAATGAGACCCTCACGACCGGCCATGGCGTGGAAGAAGAACTCCGCGGGCATGAGGCCGTCGACGAAGGAGTGCTGGACGAAGCCACGGCTCTCCACACCGTCATCGTAGCGCGCGAAGTGAGGCAGGGTACGGTCCTGGAGGGTGTACTGGACACGGCGACCCTCGATGAGCTGCTGTCCCAGGGCTGCCACCATCTGCGTAATGTTCTGGTCACCGCCCTTGGAGCCGGAATCGACCATCTGGACGATGCGGTTCACGGCCTCTCCCTCCTTGGTCTTCTTCATGCTCTCAATCACCTCCTTATTGATTTTCGCCGCGACATCCTTCATGGCACTCGAGATGTCGTCCTCCAGCTTCTCGCCGTCCGAGGTGCCCGAGACGTTCTTGTAGCGACCGCTGTGGACATTGGAGAGGATGGTCGCCACAGACTCCCGTCCCTCCTTGATCTTCTCATTCACGAAGGTCAACGTCTCGGCGTTCGCGATGAGGTCGGACGTGCCCACGCTGAAGCCCGTGTAGAGATTGAACTGGGTGACGATGGCCTGGATGTCATTGATGAGCTGACCTGCACGCTCGGGGCTGAAGTCGGTGTAGAGAACGTGGACCAGTCCAGAGGTCGCGGACTTCTTCAGGACACCCGAGGTCAGGCGCCCATTCTCCAGCGTGATTCCGCCCCCGCTGTAGTTCATCGGAGGGAAGGCGCACGAGATGAGTTCAGCGCCCGTCCAGGGACCATTCTTGCGGACGAAGGGACGCTTGATGCGCGCCAGGATGTTCATCGCAATCGGCTCGGGAACCATCACGCCAGGCTGGGAGATGCGGTAGGCGCCCGTCATCGTGTCCTGGAAGAGCTGGATGATCGGGGAGTTGGTACGAGGGCTGATGATGTTCCGCAGCACCGACGCGAGGAACCGAAGCTCGGTCGCGGCCGAGATGCTCTGCGGGACGTGCATGTTCATCTCATCTCCATCGAAATCGGCGTTGTAGGGACGAGTCGCAGAGACGTTCAGGCGGAACGTACTCCCCGGCAGAACACGCACGCGGTGGGCCTCCATCGACGCCTTGTGGAGCGAGGGCTGGCGGTTGAAGAGAACGATGTCGCCGTCGATGAGGTGGCGGTGGACGATGTCCCCCTCGCGGAGGTCAATCGTGTCCGGATTGACGTAGCCCAGACGGAAGTTCGTGCGGTCCCGCTTGAGGTAGACGTCCTTCGCACCCGGATAGGCCGTCGGGCCGTTGCGGACGTAGCCCAGGAGTCGCTCGCGATTGTAGGGATTGACCGTCTCCGGGAAGGTCAGATTCATCGCAATCTCCTCCGGAACACCGAGCTCGTCGAGGTCGATGGTCGCATCCGGCGTGATGACCGTACGAGCCGAGAAGTCAACGCGCTTGCCCATGAGGTTTCCGCGCACACGACCAGTCTTCGCTCCGAAGCGAGACTTGAGGGTCTTGAGTGGGCGACCGGACCGCTGCTGCGTCGGCGGAAGGCCCTTGATGTCATTGTCCACATAGGTCGCCACGGCGTACTGGAGAAGCGCCGTCAGCTTATCAATCATCTCCGAGGCGTCGTTCTTGTCGATGCGCTCGCGGACCCGGTCATTCGCGCGGATGATGGAGATAAGCTGGTGCGTCAGGTCATCCTCCATGCGCTGGTGGTCATCCATCACGACCGAGGGGCGAACGGTCAGAGGCGGCACGGCGAGCACCGTGCAGATCATCCACTCCGGGCGAGCGAACTTGGGAGTGAATCCGAGCTCCTCGCAGTCGGTGTCTGTAATCCGCTGGAAGGCACGGAGAACAAGCTCGACTTGCAGCGGAACAGGAGCAGGGGCAGGCTGACCCTTGGGTGTGGGGAGAAGACCCTCGAGGGACGCGGCCTTGCCAACCACCTTCGCGACCTTCGCAAAGGTGGGGGTCGCGCAGTGTGGACATGCAGGGGGATGATTGTCGTTCTCGCGGTGCCACTTGAACTTTGCGCCTCCAGGAAGGTCTCCCGGAGCCGGTCCATCGGAGAGCCGCTTGGAGCACGAGAGACAGATGAGGTTGCAAAGCTTCTCGGCAGTCTCAAAGAATTGGTAGAGATACACAGGCCGAGCGAGCGAAATGTGTCCAAAGTGACCGGGGCACAGCTGGTTCGTCTGCTTGCACGTGGGGCAGACCTTGCCATTCTCTATCACTCCGAACCGTGCGTCAAAGACCCCGTTGGGGACAGGCTTGTCGCTCTGATACGTCTTGTCGGTCGTGACCTCGACGACGGACCGCTTGCGGATGTCCTCGGGGTTGGAAATGCCGAACTGAACGCTGACGATTGTATCCCCCATAGTGTGTATCTCTTACTCTCCTGTGTAGATTCTTCCGTTTTCTCTCTATCGCGGTTCCAGTAATGAAGCCGATCGCCGATTGGATTCGCGACCAGACCCCGGGCTGGACGGATGACGCCCGCTACACCCTCGTCTCGCGCATTCATTCGTGGGGACCTCCGGTCTGTCTGCTGCTCTTCGTCTTCACCGACAACCTGGCGATTCGCTTCCTCACGCTGTGTCTCGTTGTGACGACGCTTCTGTCCGAGCTCATGCTTCGGGATTGTCTCGTCACGCTGGTCGAACGCGAGTTCTCGGACTCGACCTGGGACGATCTCTTTCAATGGGGCATTCGCCAGACAGGCTGGGAATTGACGCGCCCCGAAAAGATGGCGCTGAATATCGGATTGAATTCTGGGTTTCTCATCTTGATTGTGCTCATGCTCCTCCGCGAGAGTGTCCTCTGGATGGTCGGGATTACAGGACTCGCGGTTAGTGCGATCCCAGCTCTAGGCTTACTTTCCAGAGTTCATCCCCCTCTAGAAATCGTTGAACAGCTTGGTCGTCAAATCCCTTCGCTTCCAGTTTCGCCATGAGCTTCTCGAAGTCCTCACCCCGCTTCTGCACGAACAGGTTCCACTGCCGAATGGGTGTGACCTGAATCCAGTCGACAACCGCCATCGCAAGCAGCTCGGAATCGCGAGGCTCGATGTCGTACTGCTTCTCGCTGTCCTTAAAGTCCCGCACAAGTTGCGCCCAGTGATCCAACAGGAGGCTCGGCATTACTTGGGGAGGACAAAATCCTCGAAGCCTTTTAAATCCATGGCCGTCCGCTTGGGGGACTTCTGGAGCGCTTCGAGGTGCCGTTGAAGTCCTGCGGGGTATTTCGGAGACTTCGGCGGCGGTTTGGGCGGAATGTACGTCAGCATCAACTCGAAGACGTCAGGAGGGAGTCGATCGTACGCCGCCTGGATGAACTCCCAGGACATTCCGCTATCTGTTCGGGAGATTAAGTTCCAACTGCGGTTTCAGGACGCAGCGAGCCCGTGCTGTTCCCGCCGAGGATGAGCTTCGTCCCATCCGGGGTGATTGCAATCCCATAGCGGAACCCCGCCGCGGGGTCCGACGGAGATTCCCAATACGCCCCGCCATCTTGGGTGATATACAGTGCGGGATACGACTCCGCGACAAAGGCGAATTTGTTCCCGTTAATGGAGGTCGCAGTTTGATAGACGGCCAGGTTTGTAGCGATGGCACTTCCCGTCCATGTTGTTCCGAAATCTGTGCTCGTGTAAAGACTCGCGGTGGCCGGGAACGCAGTCGCCGATGCACAGATCAAGCTTCCATCCGAGGACCCCGAGATGTGCGTCCACCTCCGCGAGGTTCCGCGAAGTGTCCAGTTCGTTCCCCCATCGACCGACACCCAGAGGAACCCTCCATCAGACTGTCCGCCAACCAGGACTCGACCGTTGTCCGAGAGATAGACTGCGCCCCACCGGATGGGACTTCCACCCGTCGTCTGGGCCGTCCACGAGTCTCCTCCGTCCTCCGAGAGATACAAACTCCCGTTGGCCTGGGCTGCAAGCACAATCGTCCCGTCGTAATTGCATTGAATCCGAGTCCAGTCCGAGAAGGGAGCATTCGCCATGGCAATCCAATTCGTGCCGGCGTCCGTGGATTTGTAGAGATAGGTCGTCGTTCCGGTGATGTCGCGGACGACGGCACAATACATCACGGTGGGGTTCGACCGAGCGATGTAGATTTGGCCCGTCTCTTGCGGCGTGTTCAATCCTCCCAACTGCTGTCTCCAGGTCGCACCCCCGTCATCTGAGGTATAGGGACCACCCGACGCCATCACACACACCGCATTTGTTCCCGTATCGTCAACAGAGATGCGAGAGTACGTCAGAGCAGGAGCCGTCGTTTGCTCCGTCCACGTATACGTCAGGGTCGAGGCATCGTCATAGGTCCCGCCAAAGAACTCTGGACTCTCGAGTGGGGTAATGAGATAGCGAAGATCTGCGAGGACGCTGTAGCTCGTCGACCCACTTTGATTGCGAATCCCAACATTGTAGTACCAATTCGGCTGCACAAAGGACACTCCGACACCCGTGAGAGCAATCGGAGGTTGCGTCAGTCCGTCGTTCGACAGCGTCGAGACTCCGAGGAGGAGTGGAGTCCTCGCACCCCGCAGGTTAAAATTGGACAACACAATCGGGGCATAGAGCGCCGCCGTTCCTCCCGCACTCACCGACGACATGAGTCCCGTCATGTGATAAATCGCAGTTCCAAAGAGAGTTCCGAGCTGGAAATTCGGTCCCGTGGGCCCTGGCTGACCATAGGCAGTCGGTCCGGTCGGTCCGGTTGGTCCCGTGGCTCCGGTGGGTCCCGTCATTCCGGTCGGACCTGTGCTCGTCGGTCCAGTGTCTCCCGTCGGACCCGTGGGACCCGTGACACCAGTGTCTCCAGTCGGTCCTGTCTGCGTGTCTCCCGTCGGACCCGTCGGACCTGTGGCCGCAGTCGGTCCCGTGGTTCCACTTGGCCCTGTCTCCTCTCCTGCCGGTCCTGTCTGCGTGGGTCCCGTGGGTCCTGTGTCCCCCCTGTATCCGACTCCGATGTAGCCAGTCCATCCGGTCGGACCAAGGACTCCCAGATAGCCCGTTCCTCCGCCGAGACCGGTCCATCCTGTGGGACCTGTGAGTCCAGTTGGACCTGTCAATCCAGTCGGCCCTCTCGGTCCTGTGGTTGACGTTGCCTTCCCTTGCGGTCCCGGGACTTGCGGACCAGAGACGCCAGTTGGGCCTGTAAACCCAGTCGCTCCGGTGGCTCCGGTGGGGCCCCGCGTCCCCGTCCGACCGGTATACCCTGTGTCTCCCGTGGTTCCTGTGTCTCCCGTTGCGCCTGTTGCACCCGTGGGCGCAGTTGGACCCTGAGGACCCGGCATACCCGTCCGACCTGTCTGACCATCCGGTCCCGTTGCTCCTGTGGGCGTGACTCCTCCTGAAACACCCATGGGACCCGCTGCAGCTCCAACAATGATGACTCCCATTGGCCCGGTCGGCCCCGAAAGACCTGTCGGTCCAACTTGTCCCGCCGGACCCGTCGGCCCTGTCGGCCCTGTGACACCTGTGGCTCCCGTTGGGGCAAGCCCTCCAGACGGACCGGTGGGTCCTGTGGTTCCAGTGGGTCCGGGTTGACGGGGTCCAAGCGGCCCCTGGGATCCCGTCGGGCCTTGAGCTTGGCACTCATTGACGATGTAGGTACACGACTCGCGCCGCGGACTATACGACGGCAGCATACGTCTCCTTATGCATTGTACGTATAAAACACGACAAAGGTCGCAGACGTAGGACCAACGAGGGCAATCGCACCCATATAGATCGTAATCACTCCGCCCACGCTGTCTAGATAGATATAACTCACAGCGGCTGCGGTTCCCGTCTGTTGCCGAAAGCCTGTGAGCCAGTACATCGGACTCGAGGCCGTCGAAACGCTCGTGGACGTGGCCGCATTCGAGGTTGTCGACACCGACAGTCCTGCGAAGGTCAATGCAGCTGTTCCCACTCGAACCGAGGCTCCCCCCGTGAATCCCGTCGGTCCCGTCGGACCACTCGCTCCTGTCATCCCCGTCGGTCCGGTCATTCCTGTCGGCCCTGTCTCCCCGGTCGGACCCGTGGGACCCGTCTCTCCGGTCGGTCCGGTCGGTCCTGTCTCTCCGGTCGGTCCGGTCGGTCCGGTGTTTCCCGTGGGTCCAGTCGCTCCCGTGTCTCCGGTCGGACCCGTGTCTCCGGTCGCCCCAGTGTCTCCCGTAGCTCCGGTGGGGCCTGACGACCCCGTGGGTCCTGTGTCTCCCGTGTCTCCTGTGGGTCCCGTGTCTCCCTTCGGCCCCGTGATTCCTGTCGGACCTGTGCGCCCCGTCGGTCCCGAGGGTCCTGTCGGTCCAACCCCTCCCGGCGGGCCTGTGACACCTGTCGGACCGAGGAGTCCGCGGTCTCCGACGGGACCAATCTCTCCGGTCTGACCCCGCTGACCATCTGCACCCGTTGGCCCTGTCTCTCCGGTCGGTCCTGTCGCACCCGTGTCTCCGGTAACGCCTTGGACTCCAACCGGTCCCGTGGCTCCCGTCGGACCCGAGGGACCTGTCATCCCCCGAAGCCCTGTCGGACCGATGGCCCCTGTTGCGCCGGTGAGGTCTGCATTTCCAGGAACTCCGGTCGCACCTGTCGGACCGGTTGGACCTGTGACTCCCGTTGCACCGGTATTGGTCGCCGTCCCGTCAAGGCCGGTCGGACCTGTCGGCCCCGTCGCGCCTGTGAGTCCGGTTGGGCCGGTCACCCCAGCTGTTCCTTGCGGTCCCGTCGCGCCCGTCTGCCCAGTGGGTCCCGTGCGACCCGTCGGTCCCGAGGGTCCTGTTGTCGTCGCTGTACCGGGAATCCCCGTCGCACCTGGTACGCCTGTCGGACCTGTGACTCCTGTCGCGCCCGGGGAGCCCGTGGGCCCGGTTGCGCCCGCCGGCCCAAAGCAGGGAGCGGGTGCGCAGTATTGCAGCCCAACGCCTGGAATGTAGGTCGTCAGCATCTCTTGTTCACTTCGCTTCAAAGTTTTATAGACAGGTAAACAAATGGACGCTTCTGGTGAACTCGTGGACGCTTCTGGTACGAGCATGGACGCTTCTGGTACGAGCATGGACGCTTCTGGAAACGGGATGTATACTCCCAGTGCGCCTGCACCTCCCCCGCAGATTACGCTCGCGGACATTCTCGCGGCAAGCGAGGTCGTCACGCAGAAGGAAGCCCAGGATAAGGCTGCGCTGGAGTCGATCGGGACCATCTCGTTCGAGACGCTCCGGGTGACTCTGATTCAGTGGGCGAAGGCTGGCTTTCCGAATGCCTCGCCGCTGTACTCGGTTGCGATTACGCCGCCCGAGACGTGCAGTGACGGTGTCAAGCGGACTCTGTCAGACTACGTGTCGTTTGTGAGTGGAAAGACGATGGCTGAACTCATCGCGCCGCTCCAGGCGCGCTGCCCCGAGTTCGTGGTGTCGTTTGCGACGACGGGTCCTGAGATTCTCATCGTGGTCTCTAGGGCTTAATGGCCTTGTAGGGATGGGTCGACGTCGGCAGATTCGCTTGAAGTCCCCACTTCCACGCGAGGTAGCCTTCTACTTGCTGACGTTGCGTGTCCGTGAGTGTGTTGGAGAAGACGATGAATTCGGAGAGGTAGAAGCGGCCCTGAATTGTTGCACCCGACGGCGGTCCGTCTCCTCCAAGGAAAAAGGTGCTCGGAGTGATTGTATTGGACGCAATGGTTCCCGAAGAGACCGAGGTACTGCCGTTGATGGAATACCTCGTGTTTGCGCCACCTCCAGTGAACTCTACGAATGACACATACGGTGTTCCATAGGTTAGAGCAATCCGATTGTTGTTGTGTCCGACCCAGGTCACGTAGGGCTGAATATCAGGTGTCCCGTTCCATCCGCGAACCCCAGGAGCTCTGTCTTGCTCTGCAGTCCAGGCCCACGCCCAGAAGATGTTGTTGTACGGCGAGAAGACGATGGGAGTGAAGACCTTGAGGACAGTGACGGAGGAGGAGAACGGCACAGTCCCCGTCATCCATGCATTCGAAGACCCACCATCACTATTGAAATAGACAACGGGGTTCCCATCCACAGTGATCCGAGTCAGCCGATCGGCCGTCCCGGCTCGTGTGAAATTCCGCCCATTGCCACTCTTATCCCGCCATTGCGTGACGTTCGAGCCTGAGAGGGTGAATGTCGTCGCGTCCGCTGCATCCAACCACAATGTACATCCGGATATCTGGGTGGGGAGAATCATGGGCGGTCCAAATCGGCTGGGGTGGTTCAGCCCACCGAGGCTGCCCCGCAGTCCCCACTTCTCGGCGAGATAGCCTTCGATGCGCTGGCGCTGTGATGTGGAGAGCACTTGGTTATACACAAGCACTTCATTCATCCTCCCATTGTAAAACTCATCCGTGATGCTGTTAATGCGGTATGCGCCAAGCATGACGGTTCCCGTACCCGATATCGCAGGAGAGCTCGCATTTGATCCTGTCTGAGAGCCGTTGAGATAGATAAAACTATTGCCCCCGCTGATATACGTAACTCCGTATAAAAATGGAGTATTCTGGGTAACAGTCCCGCCCGTCATTATACTTGTCCCACCAAACCGCGTAACAAATTGCGTGTAGTTGTTTGACATGATAACCTGAATTCCATTGTCGATGGATGTGCCAGCTACACCAAGGATATCCATATACGAACTCGTGGCCGCAGAGGCAACGACAAATATCGTTTGGGTTGTCATTGCAGAATTCAATGGTGTCGTCATCGCTTGCGACCCGGTAAATACGATACTGTTCGATGAACGCGTGAGTGTGCCAGCCGCGGTGGTCGCGTTGTTCCCATTCCCACTCTTATCCGCCCACGCGGTCACATTGCTCCCCGACAGGGTCACTGTCGTCGCGTCCGCAGCATCCAGCCAGAGCGAACACCCCGGAATCTGCGTCGGGGTAAACGCCGGAGTCAAGGCACGCTTCATCTGCAGCCAGGAGGTTGTAGGCGACGCGAGTGACGTGTTAATTCCCCACTTCCACGCGAGGTAGCCTTCCATCTGTTGGCGCTGGAGTGTGGTGAGTGTATTGGAGAACAGAATCAACTCCGAAAGCGCTCCAGACCATGGCGCCCATCCAGTGTATGCGGCACCGACGGAGATGATGGTTCCGTTTGCGGTTACATTCGCAGGCGTTCCTGCCATCGTCGCAGGACTCCCGTTTCTCCAGACCAACGTATTTGACCCATTGAACGCGACCGTATACATGCGACGACCGGTCTGTGGTGTCAATGTCGACCAGAACTCATTGGCCGGCCAGCCCCCTCCCGTCCCCAGCGCCAAGTCCGCATATCCACCACTGTAGACAGGGACAGGAGCATTGATAGTTCCATACTCATTTCCGTTGAATGAAAGCAACCACTCGTTCGTCGTTGTGCTCGTGGTGGAATAGACAGCAAAGACCGTGGTCTGCGTTGTCATCGTATAGGATCCCTGAAATCGCGCCGACCCGTTAAACTGAACTTGGTTTGATACGTATGTGGGAGCTGTGTTGCAAAGTGAAAGCGTGGTCAACCCGGTCTTGTCCCTCCACGCCGTGACATTGCTCCCCGACAGGGTCAATGTCGTCGTGTCTGCGGCATCCAGCCAGAGTGAACACCCTGGTATCTGACTCGGGAGAACCACGGCGGGACCAAACCTGTAGGGATGCGAGACTCCGCCCATGCTCCCGCGCAGACCCCATTTGTCCGCGAGATAGGATTCGACTTGCTGGCGCTGCGTCGTCGAGAGGGCTCCCGTGTAACAGATACACTCGCAAATTGTACCGGCACTCGATGTCCCGGTATTCGCATTCCGCATTCCAATTTGGAAGGGTCGTGACGCAAGATTTAGCGTCGTCGACTGACTGGACATCAGGGTTCCATTGTAGGTTCCCTGAACCGCCGACCCAGTGTAGAACCCGCAGAGGACGTATCGTTGTCCGCTAATGTTCGGAGTGAGAATCACGTACGAATCGGGCTCGATGGTGGTGGGAGCAAAGAGGAACGTTCTGGTCGAGTCTTGATAGGTTATGACTCCGAACGACTGCCGGTTGCCAGCGTCTCCGACCGCTAACCCAAGGGTGGCGCCGGGTCCAAGGTCTGCACTCGACGTGATACTTCCGACAAGAAACAGGGTGACAGGTGTGTTGCCCGAAATCTCAAAGTTGGACGTGGACCAAAGCGCATTCGACCCCGTCGTGGTCACGACTCCATTGGAGTACGTGGGGGATGTATACCCGCCGCTTGGAACTGTAAGCGAGTATCCTCGCCCCGACTTATCCGCCCACGCCGTCACATTGCTCCCCGACAGTGTTAGGGTGTCCCGGTCTGTTGCATCCAACCACATCGACAGTCCATCAATGTCCAGCGGGGAGAAGGGACGCATGGGGATGATGGCTCCAGCATACGGTGTACTCGTTGTCGGGGCGGGGAGGGCCGTGCTGAGACCCCACTTGTTCGCGAGGTAGCCTTCCACTTGCTGGCGCTGGGTTGTGGTCAGCTTGGATGCGTAGTGGACAATCTCATGAATGTAGGCTAGTGCTGCTCCATTCCCATCTGGGCGACGACCCAAATACCATGGGGTCGTTGTTGTGGAGAGTGTCGCTGTGTTTCTTGACTGAAGCGCCAGTCCGTTGTAGGATCCAGACACGGTGTTCGAGGTTGCGTCATAGTCTGCATAGACTATCATCGTGTTGGTGTTCAGCAGCGTCATAACGTGGTTGTCCGACGAATAGGTGTACGGAAAAAACAGCTGCGAGGACGACGGATTCACATCTATCCCAAACGACGTTGGAGATCCGCCTACCGTGTGACTTCCATATCCAAGCTTAAGCTGAGAGCTATTCGACGGAGTGTGAACCACGCATATCAGAGTCCGAGCCCCATTTCCGAGCGGAGACGCATTGGACGTTGTCGTCAGCTGATCCGAGGTAGTTGCGAAATACACCCCCTGACGTCCATTGAGGGTCTGAAGGGTCGGAGTTCCAAGTGTCGTTGACGCAGTATTTCCATTGCCACTCTTATCCGCCCACGCCGTCACATTGCTTCCCGAGAGAGTCAATGTCGTCGTGTCCGCTGCATCCAACCACAACGTACATCCGGATATCTGAGTGGGAAGAATCCCCGAGCCTCCGATGCGGTATGGATGCCCAATCAGTTCGGAGAGTCCCCACTTGCGCGCAAGGTAGCCTTCGACCTGCTGGCGTTGCGCCGTGGTGAGAACCGTATTAAACCCAATCATTTCATACATCGTCCCGTTGATGCCGCCGCCGATTATGCTGTCCGTGGGAGAG